TTAGGTAAATCAATTCCTAATAAAGCATAATAATCACGCACTATAGAATAACAGTCAAAAATTCCGTAATTCCATTGCCTACCAATTAAGGATTTATAGTTAACCATTCATCTGTAGGGTTTTTATAAATATACCATTTTACTTTCATTGCTTTACAAGCATCAATATCAGCTTGACTTACTGGTTCACCATTTGGATGTGAATGTATAACATATTGCAATTTACCCTTTGATCTTGCCCTTAAAAAATCTTTTGGATGTATTGCAAAATTATCTTCTGGTGTATCAGATATATTTACACATGGAAAATAAGCATCATCTACAACAATACCACAAGATTCTTTAGGAGATTCATCTAATGCGTGTTTTTTTGCAGCTAATTTAAAATCCATTACATCTGTAATCTTGCATTTAAAAATCCACCAAAAGGCACTTTTTCGTTTTTACCTGAAAACCTTAACAAACAACTTGTATATTTATGGCCGCACCTATCATCACTTTGAGATGAAACTGGTTCATCATTTGTATTAAAATAATTTGTTCCCTTATATCCACATTGCGTACCTTTATAAAGCCACGGACAATGCTCTAAAACTTGTCTTTTAGGTAATCTTAAATTTTGCATGGCAATCTTACCTATAAGTTCAAATGTAACAACTGTAGGGGTTTCTTCTGCAACACGATCTATATACCAAATATCATCAATTTGTGCTATTGCGGTGGGATCTGCTGTTGGATTTAAACCGCTAGAAAAATTTACTGCATCAAGAAATTTTTTATGTGTTTGTATTCTTTTTAGTTCTGCATTTAGAGGGCTATATAAAAGCATAAGATTCGTAATTGCACTATTAGCATTTGCTACAGAAAAAGTTGGTCTTGGCAAAGTTCCTTTTGTTATTTTATCAAAACCTTTAACTTCACAAGGAACTGCGGCATATGCTTGTCCACCAAAAACAATATCGGTTTTTACTTCATTTTTTCCAGCATGATAATAAAATGTTTGATCAATACCATTCACATCTAAGGTTAGTTTTAATTCAAATAATTCTATAAGTGCAGATGGCTCTAGTTTTTGTATTTCTTCACTAATTTTTGAAGATGATGGAGAAATCTGTGTACTTGTCATGCTTCGGCAACCTCCTCAAATTTAGCTGTAATTGTAGCTCTATTTAAAAAAGGTATTGTTTTATTCCAACTACGACATATAAATTTTTTAGCAGCCGACTCCCCTGCTGGCGTATAATCAAACGCCTCAACACCCGCCCTTGCATCTAAAAAAGTTTCTATTTCATCTGATTCTGTTTCGCTTATATTTTTCCAAGTAAAACTATAAACTTTTAAATTTTGATTTATTCCAAAAGTTGACCTTTGTGAATATCCTGAACCAAATTGTGTTAAACGAATATTAGGTTCAGATTTTTTTGATGCTCCGTAAGATGGATTTACTGTAGTTGGAAAATTTGCCATTTAATTCAATAAACCTCCTGACATCTGTTGTTTAATTAACTCTTGTTGAACTGCCACAGCTATAACTTCACCTAACTGCGTTGCAGATTGGTCATCACCTTCTACATTAGACCCTGTAGCATCTACATTTACTACCACGTTATTAGTTGTACCACCAAGAGCATGGTTTGGAATTATAGTACCGCTTTTTTGAGGAACAAACAATTCAGGACCTTTTTCGCCTACAAGTGAAACTTTACCAACAGGTGGGTTGCCACCATTAGCAAAAGCACCAGCCCCTATTAAGCTTGTGTCAAATCCTGTATCAAAAACACCATCAGTTATTAAAGGTATACTACTTCCTCCTCCACCTCCAAATATTCCACCTAAAAAATTACCAAACATTCCGCCGAATAAACCACTGACGGCTTGTTGCATTGCCATTTCTATTAGTTGTCTTTGTAAACCTTGAAGAACATTTGTTAAAGCTTGTCCAAATGTTTGTGCACCCATTACAGCATCAGTTAAATTTTGAACTAAGTTTTGTTCAACAGATTTTCCAATAGCATCAAATTTTTGTTTTAATTCATTAGCTTCTTCATTGTATGTATATAAGACATTCACACCTTCTCCTAAAGAAAAATTATTATCATTTAAAATATTGTTAGTATCTAAAAGTGTAGAATTTGCATCTGACAAAGAAGTATTCAAAGAAAAACTTTTTTCATTTATATCTTGTAAAACCTCTGCAGTAACAATATTTTCTTCTTTAATTTTTGTTGCTGATTCCAAAATTAATTTATCAGAATTTAAAGTTTGTAATCTACCTTCTAACATCTTTGCTTGTAGTTGAGCCTCATCTAATTTTCTTTTAATAGCTTTTTTATCTCTACCACTTGCTTTTTGATACTGGTTATTTAATTCACCGACAATTTTTGCTTGGTCTCTTAATGCTTGCGTTACCTCATCTTCGGCACCTGTATTAACTAAATCATTAAATTCTTTTTTTGCCTCATTAGTTTTTATTAATGCCGTTGTAAATATACCAGCGGCTGTTGCAAGAGCGACAAATGGTAATGCATTTAAAGCAATGGTTGCAACACCACCAGCAGCAGCAACTTTCATTAAAGCAGTACTAATCGCAGTTAATAAAACAGGCAACCCTTTTGCTGCTAATGCAATACCCGAAAAAATAGCAGCTGTTTTACCAAGTGGTGAGTTAATAAGATCATCGGCAGTCTTTATTAACTCAGTTAGGCCTTTTACAGATGCAATTAATGCTGGTTCAAGTGCTTTTCCTAAAGTCTCACTAAAATCACGAAAAGTCTCGCCTAAGGCGTCTACATCACCAGCTAATCCTTCACCAGCAGCTTGTGCCAAACCATTATAACTTTCCTCAACAATACGCAAAATCTCGGCATGCGCTTCAGCAGTTTTTCCTGTTTTCATTAATTCCTTAATCAATTCTGTCTGTGTTTTAGTAAAAGCAATACCTGAACGATTTAGGTTTGATAAATTTCTCTCTGGATCTTGTAATGCTTTTGCTAATTGCATAAATGATGTACTGACATCTACTTGGTTAACTTGTGCAATGTCTGCAGCAGCTTGAGCAACTCTTTCATAAGCATCAACACCAATATTTCTAAAACTTGTTAATAAGTTAAAACCTCTTGTAAATTCTTCTTGGTTAAATAAAGTTTGATTTCCTAATCTATCCGCTGCTTCTTGCAAACTATTTAAGGCAACAGTTCCTTCACCCAAATTAACCAAACCTTGTCTTAAAATTTCAACGTCTCTTTCTCTTGCTGTAAAAGTTCCTACTGCATTACTTACAGTTGCAAAAGCAGCACCCAAAGTTAATAAAGGTCCAAGTGAAGTGGCTATTGCAGCACCTAAACCTCTTGTTGCAGTTGATGTTGCTGCCAAAGATTTAGTGGCTCCATTTGCATTTCTTGAAAGTGTTTTTGTTGCTTGAGAGGTTCTATTTAAAGAAGATATTGCATTTCTTGCTTCGACTCTTAAGGTAACAATACTTTCAGCCACTTAGCTTACAACATACATTTCTTTTATATTACCTGTTTTTTGCTCTCAAGTGCATCTTTTTTTCTTCCTCATATTTATTTTCGTAATATGCAGCCCAATATATAAACTCTTCTTCTGTCATATTTTGTCTTAACTCTGTTAAAGTTTTACCTAATTCAGATGCGAGAAATAACTCAAAGTTAAGCCAGCTATTTCTCTTTAAGCGTTTTTTGCTGTATCAACATTTATTTTAAGTTCAAACAAGAATAACTCAATATCATTTAAAACTTTCTCTGGTAATAATCTTTGTAGATCAATAGCATCTGCCAAAGCAAACATTTTTGATCCATCTTCTTTTTGTGCTATTTGACAAAGCAGTTGTGTAGATACCATTAAAGCATCATCAGTACCAACAGCAGTTTGTGCTTTTTGTCTGTCGTATCTTGTTAAAGGTGGAAAGTAAACATCAATTTTCTGACCAGATGGTAACTCTAATACATATTTACGTCTTGCAGACATTACATCACTAAAGCCTTCAGTAATGATGTCAATGGTTCTTTTTGTTGTCATGTAAAGTTAAATACCTTTACCTAATGTACTATATAGCTGAAGTAATGGCACCTGATGTAATAAAGTTCACTGTTATTACCTCAATCTCGCCTAAAGTTGCACCATATTCTGCACCAGTAATAATACCAGAAAAACTTAGTTTCTTTGCAGCAGTACCGCCATCAGGAAATAACTCAAATAATGCATCAGCAGCATCACCTGTTGTTAATACATCATCAATGAAAGCCTGATAATCAGAGTTGCCAGCAGTATCATATAAAAGTTCAACAGAACCTTCGCCAGATATAAGACCACCAATAAAAGTTTTTGATGTATCACCCTGATTGGTTGTTTCCATTGTGTCTTTTGTAACGGATAAAGACCAACTTCTTGTAGATACAACTTCAGCTTCTGTACCTGCTGCGTTATGAAACATAACTTTACCTACATCACCTTTAACAGCTGTTGCCATGACAATAAAAAAAAGTATTTATTTTATATTAACCTTTTTCTGACTTTTTCACATCTTTTTTTGAATTTTGTTGTGCCTCATAATATTTTCTACATTCTGGATCCCAGTATTGTGGTTGCCTTCTGCCTTTGACAGCTTCTATTGCATCAAGCATTTCTTCTGTAATTTCAAGCTTTGCCATAATTAAAGTCCTTCGTATGTTTCAAAGGTTACACGCAGTTGTGTAACAAATTTACCCTCAGGTGGTTGGGAGAGTATCTCTGGTCCAACTACTGCATCAAAGATAACATCTGAAACTGTAATTCTATTGTAAAGGTCTCTTAGTCGTTTGCAAATAGTAAGATTACCACCACTACCAATACCTTGTTCTGTAAAAACATTCATAGTTAATAACCCAACAACTAAAGTATTCGCATTTGTTTGGTTTCCTTGAGATGTTATTTCACCAGAACCAAAACTTATTTCGCATTGAACAAAGCTTGCATTACCAGTTGAATCAAATGCTTGGTTACTAAATACAACAGGTATTACAGGGCTGCTTGCTAGTTCTGTTGCCAATCTGCCTTCAATAGTTGATCGTACTGTATTAAGATCGGTTGCTGCCATTATTTACTCCTAATAATTTTTCTTAGTTGTTGTGGAATATAGCCAGTTGTAAGTTGCTTGGCTTGTAATTCTGGAAAACCTTTTATTGTATTTTTTCTTGTTCTGTATCTTCCCTGCCAGCTTTTTGGTAATGAAGAAGGTGTGCCATAAATAACTGGTTCTGCATATTCAACATTATTGGTTATAGTTCCCTTAAATTTTCTTATGTCAGTTTTCCAACTATTAATTAAATTACCAGTATCAACAGGTGTAGCTTTTTTTGAAAGTTCTGTCCAACGTAATGTTGTTTTTTGTACTAACTCTTGTACTGCTTCTTTCATTAAATCATCTATTTGCTCAATCTTAATTTGTCTGGCCATAATTACCTCAAGACAAGTTCAAAGCTTATTGGTGTATTATTTTGTTCGTTTGTTGTTACAGATATAATTTTAAATTCAACACTACTTATAACAACTCTATCTTTAGTGGTTGGTACAAAGGTAAGATCACCAGCAGATATAGTTAAAATTTTATCTTGTGATTCAATTAGATCATTTACCTCAGACCTATTTACATTACTTAATGAACCTTTAATTGTAGTGTCAGAAGTTGTTTCTGTAACAGCGCCAGTAGTTGTATTATATGTACCAGCAGAAACTTGCCTTATGGTTACATCTCCACCAAGTTTACTAAGTGTCTTTGATGCAGCTTTTTTTAAGGCATTTGCAAGGCTCATAGTAGATAAGCAATAACAGTACCACTATCAAGCTTGACACTTGTAATTACACCTTCAATAGCAGTATTTGACTTAAATTGTAAACCAGTTAAATCTCCTGTAATGTTTTCTGCTACAAGCGTATTTATAACAGAATCCTGTAATGCTTTTATACAGCCAAATCGACCTGTATGTGCAGCAGTATCATTAATGATTTTGGCAGCTGGATAATAGCTCATTGTTAACTCCTTTTAATTGCAATGTTGCCGGGTCCACTTATTCGTAAACCAGTAAAATAGCGTTCAAATAGTGGTGGTACTCTATCAGCACCAACCGAACCAAAAAAATTCGGTGTTGCATCTAGATTACCAATTTTAACATTTTTAAAATCTTCAAGACCACTCAATCCTAAACCATTTCTGTTGTTATTCAAGTAAACAGCAAGAATAACTTGTGCCTTTTGTACTTGTTCTGGTATCTCTGTTTCTGCAAAATAATCTGTTGATATTCTAAATGGAAAGCCTATAGAATATGTATTGATATAGGTATCTGGTTTTCTTACACCTTGTCTTGGCCATTGTAATGCTTGTGTATTAGTAACTCTTGCGCCTAAAAATCTTTCTCGGTCAACTCTTACCGCAGCAGTATATAAAGCTCTGTTTTTATTATCATTACTAGAACCATCCCATGCAGCTACATCATCATCTGCCACAAGACCTTCTATTATTGAATTTGCATCTGCCAAAGTAATGTAACTATTAGCTGATGCTCCGCCTACTGTTGCGTCTATCGAGATTGCCATTTTGTTTTACTTTGGGTTTCTTTTTTTTAGAGGGAGCAGAGACTACCAATTTGGCAGCCTCTTGTTCTCTCATACGCTTAAAAGCGAACATTCCCATTAGCTTGAAGCACCTTTAAGTGCAACAAAGTTAATAACAATAGCTTCACTTAATGAACCGCCAGATACATTTGTTACTGTTACTTTGAAAGAACCAGCAGCAATAGCTGAAACTCCAACAAGATAAGAACCAGCAGTACCGGCAGAACCATGACAAGCTACAACAACATCAGTAGCAGCGATTTTATCGTTGGTTACTTCAAATGTTGCTTCAGCTGCAGCACCTAAAGCTGCATCATTCATGGTTATTTGACCACTCTCTGTATTAAGAGTTACACCTGTTGTTTTGTTTGTAGCTTGGGTTACTGTACCGCCTGTAGTTGGTCCAGCTAATTTACCAGCACTAATCTCAAATAAAGATGGCATAATAATTTACCTCTAATCTTGAGTTGATACGTTAGTTGCTCTAACGATACCAATGTTCTTTGTCTCGTAGACTTTCGACCAGTTGCCTACTGTTGCAAGTTGAGTTCTGTTTGGGTTAACAGTTGTAACGGCCCATTTTGAACCAACAGGATGATAAGTGTAATGCAAGTCAATAGCCATTGCATCTGATTTAGCCAGAATGTCTCTGTCTGTTTCAGTTGTAAGACCAGCTTGCTCGCCACTAGCTACTGCACCAGCAGTAAAGAAATATGTACTGTATTCAGTTGATGAGCCTGACCCTGCGGTAGAAACGTCATCTGAAACAATAACTCT